TTTGCACTGAGAGAGAAATTCGGTGTACTCGGCATAGTTACTATTGTTTATCCAAGGTACAACTGCAACTTTACATCCAGCGTAATCCAATACTGTTGGTTTCATAATAATATTCACATTAGATGTAAAATATCCTAATAGTTCTTTTAGACTACATAGTTCGTTTGTGTTTTTAAAATAGACATCGTGATTACCTGGAATGATATCCATAGTAATACCTAAATCTCTTAATGGTTCTAAGAATGCTTTTCGATTATGTTGTAAAGCTTTAAAGTTAACAAACTTTCTGTGCTCGTAATAATCACCTAGGTGCAATACGTTTATTATATTGTGTTTTTGGAGATATGGGAAGAAGATTTCTTTGTAAAATCTTTCTTGGTAGTCCAAAAATATATCTGAGGAATTCCTAACACCACAATGAGTGTCATTCAATATGGCTACTTTCATTGTTGCTGCTGCTTAAACGCTTTAGCTTGTTTGAATCGTATTGTTTCTAATTGCCTTTGGATTCTACTGATCTTGTTCATAGAAGTAGTCATTAACTCTCTATGAGGTCTTCGTTTAAGTTCTTTCTGACGTCTTTTGTTTGACAGTTTCGTCCAACTGTCTTTTTGTGTTCTTGATAATTTTTTCATAACATAAATAATTCTAGCTTCTCCAGCTTTTTCTTTTCTTCCTTAGCAAATTCTTTAATTGCTTGGTCCGTATCTCTTACTTTCGACATTCTTTGTCTTAATGTGTCTACGTAAGCCATAGTTTGTTGTGCACCTGCATCGTCCATACCCATTGTGGTAAAGTCTTCTATACCCATCTTTTCGATGAATCTAAATTTTATTTCTTGTTGTTTCTTTTCTTTCGCGATTCTTCTAATGAATGCAAAGAAACAGATCTGAGTAAAATACGAAAATGCATTAGGTTTACCTGTTCTTGTGGCGGTTTCTATTTTATAGTTTCTAACAGCTCTTAAGCAGTTTTCTACAGCATCCATAACCATCTCTTCTCGATATGTGTATCTGACAAAGTTTGGTCTGTGTGATAGTCCTTCTGATATTTTAAGGAAACATTTTGCTACATAATCTGTAACGACTGGTGCTGGTTTCCCAGCTTTTGTTGCTTCATTAACAGTAGTAACGTATTCGACTACAGCTAGTGAGAACTCTTTATTGTTGATATAATGCGCTTTCTTTTTAGGATCGGCCATAATATAATCTCCATTTTAGCTTATAAGGGTATATTATACCATACTTTTAAGCCATTGTACATAGTTAATTTAATTGAAAATAAATGAAGAAAAGCATGTACTTTTCGCTCCAAATATGGTATAATAATAGAGGCCTTCGAGCAGAGGAGGATACTATTATTAATGCAAGATTCTATCTTTCTTTCCAACATTGTCCTGGACATAATCATCAAATTCATCCAGTCTTTCAGAAGCTTCTAGTTCTTCCATCAAATCCGGATGAATTTCATCTGGAAATAGTTTATCTGATCTAAGTGGAGGAGCTACAACTTCTGTTGAAACTTTAATGTAAGTTTCTTTAAAATCATTGCTTACTTCGCAATGCTGTAATACTTGTCTTGGATCCAGTGTAAATAGCGTTTGATTTGAAAATACAAACCAAGGAACTAACTGATATCCACCAAATAAATTGTGTATAATTTTCATAGGTCTCTCTATAGCAACCATTAAGTTATCTTTTTTATGGACCAATGCAATTATATCATCTCCACTTACTAACTTCAATTGTCGTATATTCAATTCTTCTGATGTCATATTTTTATCTCGTGTATTGCGTATGTAAATTTTTCTTTACTGTATATCGATATTCTGTCTGCTGCATGATTCAACGTATAGTTCTTATTCGTTTTCCAATGCAAGTCATCTGCAACATCATATACAGTAGTATTTATATCATCCCCACTCTTACGGAGACCTCTACCTATACTTTGTAATACTCGTATCTGTGACTTAGACGGTGAAGCAAATATAATATTATGCAATTTCTTGATATTAATTCCAGTAGAGAATACACCAATAGAAGCTACAATAATAGCGTTATCTTCTTTCTCTGTAAGAGCTCTAATATTCTCGCGTGTGTCAACATCGGTTTCACCACTAACATAAAACAATTTCCGATCACCTTTAATTTTCTTTGATAAGACATCATGTAATGGTTTACCGTGCTTTTCTACAAATTGGAATAATACTAATGTATTTCCCTTTAGATCAATAGCGAGATTAGCTATAAATTTATTACGTGGTTCGTACCTTACTATAAAATCTAACTCATCTGCGTATTTCATCTTAGATACGGTTTGGCAATACTCGTCTTTGTATTTTAATAATAGTATTTCGATATCTAATTTAGCAAGGTCACCTGCATCCATTAATTCTTTCGACGAAGTAACTTTATGCACAGGACCAAACAATCCTTCTAAAACTAACTGATGTGTTTGAGTTCCGTCTAATGTTCCTGTAGTACCAATTCTAAATTCTGCGTTAACACATTTTTCCATAATTGCTGTAAGTGATTTAGCCTTAAAATTATGCGCTTCATCTCCTACAACCATTCCGTATGGTTCGAACCATTGTGCACCTAATTTGTAGATAGATTGCCATGTTGTAATAATAACTCTCTTCTCTAATTCGAATTTTTCTTTTCCAGAATATATCTTATGACAATATTCTTCTGCATTCCACGTATCTTTACTGCTATAATCATTAAAGTCTGAATACATTTGCTCAACCAACGATGTGGTTGGTACAACTACTAATACGTTATCTTCTTTTGTTTTAAGGTGTTCACGAAGAGCTAAATAAATCATAAGAGATTTACCTGAAGCTGTAGGCGATAATAATATCGATTTCTTATTGGTTAGTGCGTGTTTAACTGCGCTTACTTGATATTGTCTAGGTTGGATATCGGATCCACCTGCGGTTAAAGGAATCTCTTTTAATAGTTCATCTAGATTTTCTTTTCCTTTATACCTGTAATCTGTGAGGATTTTATATCCTCTTTCTGCTGCGAATTGTTCTAAGTAATTGAATAATCCACAATATAACTGTTTCTTTCTGTAATCAAAGAGACGAATCTTTCCATCCCAAACTCTGTTTTTATACGCTGGCATGAATTTATATCCAGGCACATAGAAGCAGAAATGTTCTGACAATTCTCTTTCAGTGCTAGATTCACAACTTATTTGTAAAAAACTCTCGTTTAATTTTGATACAGCTATCGTTTCCATTATATAATCTGCTTTAATCTCCTAACGGTACTACTTATATCACTACAAAGATAATGGTTTATATACCATTCGATAAAGGAATCTGCATACACTGGTCTATACCACGATAGATCACGTACTAGTTCTTTTAGTTGTGGCAATGTTTGTAATTTCTGAGTAGCCCAATGATATTCTGGCCATCCATAAGATATGACTGGAACCTCATGCATAAGGCAGTCTATACCAGCAGTTGAATTATCTACGATTGCTACTTTTGTTTTTGGCAAAATACTATGTATTGAATCGAATGCAGTTATGACTCTATGTCCAGCATCTTCCCATTTTTTTACAAGGGCCTTATTTTTATATCTTGGATGCAATTTTATAATTAGGTTTTCATCTTCTAATGTTTTTACAATCATCTCTAATTTCTTTATATGATCGCCAAAGCCAAATCCATTAACTGTCTCATCGTCTGGCATCTGACCTATAATTAATATATGATCGTCTTTTACATTTTTAGAATCTCTCCATTTAAGTAATATTGAATCATCCCATTTATTAGGCCTAGTCTTTCTTAACTCTTGTATACTTACCCAGTCCCTTCGTTCTATATCTCCAAAGATATCATCCGTTGGCTTTTCATATGCAAGCATAGAGGTATTGGCGTATCCAATAGTATCTAATGCAAAGTGTTTTGATGTAGGCGCGGTAGGTTTAAATATTATATTATTATCAGTAGTAATTTCTGATTTGTGACAATGATTGTATATATTTAGATCTGGATTATCGGATTCTATGTGGCCAAGTTCGTTTAAGGACTGCCTTATTATATCCTCAAATTTAGTAAAATTATCAAAACGATATTGATATATTTTATATTCCACTAGTAAACTTTCTCCATTCAATCATATTCTTAATGTTCTGATGTCTCCATTTGATGTTCTCTAACATCTCCTTTAGTACCATCGTTACTTCTTCTAAATATGCTATTTTTGCTTGATGCTCCTGTATAACAGGATCCGCATCATAATATTTATCCATATCTCCTTTAAGCACAGTATTACCATGTAAAGGATCATATTCCCAACCCTTTGCGTCCATTTCTTCTCTAGACAACTTACCAGTATAGTGGTTAAATTTATCTCTAAGGATTATTTTAAATTCGAGATCTGCTTTCTTTAAGCGCATTCGATTTGAGCTGAGTAGCTCTAGGTATTTTGAGTGTAATTTTGCCGATTGTCTTGATGCTTCATCTAAAGCCATCTCATCGATTTGTGAATCTTTCTTCCACATGTCTAAAATCATTTCTAAGTTCATTATATCTCCATAATTAAATTTTTGCTAACCTTCTATTATACCATATAATGGCACAAATGTACATGCTAAGTTTTAGACAAACTCGAATGTGGTGTAGCTAAAGGTCACGGTGCCTTGTAAATACTCAATATCTGTTGCTTGAGTATTGAATTCTGCGCCTGATAATGCTGTAGGGAAACAATCGTTAAACTTGATTTGTTTCGTTACATTATTATGAGACGATAGGATAAGTAAGGTAGCATCGGACTTAAATGTTTCACCGGTGTTTATAACGTTATGCATCCAATCATATGTTTCAATATAATTTTCCATATTTTCAGTAATATTGAAAGTTATTTGTAGATCTTCGAATGTCATACGGTCACCAGTCATAGCAAGGTTTGCACCTCTATATGGTACTTGTACAGCTCCTAAACTTAATCCAGGTAGTGTAACTTGAGTACAAAAATATTCAAGGTTAGGATACTCGTTAGCATCCATTTTAAATCTAAATCCTACAGGACTTAAAAAATTCTTATTTGCTGTTAGACTTGCCATTCTTCTCTTCCTCTTCTATCTTTTCACGTTCAGATTCCCACCAATTCCAGCGGCCATCTACGTCTTTTTCTTTTTCCATATATCTATTTATACAAAAAGAGGGCCGAAACCCTCTAGTGTTATACTTATTTCTCGTTTACAAATGCGTTTAATGATCTTGCTGTCGCAATAACATCATCTGCAGTAATCTCAACGATCGGTAGCGGTGAATCTTTTCCACCGACACCTCCCTGTTCTATTCTAAAATAATGTGCATCGACTACGCGTTGCGCATTTGATTCTAATAGACCTTGTGCTTGGGATAATAAGTCGGCTCTGATTTCGAACCCACTCTTTGGGATAGTATTTTGGTTATACATATTTTTCTCCGTGTGTGTGTATGGCTTCTCTAAGTGAGTTACCTGCTATTATTTATACGCAAAAAAAAGGCCTCCGAAGAGACCTTTTTAAAGTTATTTAAAACTTTGGCTTACACCATGATGTCGTCAACACGGAAGATTCTGAAATAAGGGTTAGCTCTATCAGTACCTGTTCCATCGACAGCAACAAATGGGTTAGTAACCATACCATATCTAGTTTTGAAACCGATTCTTGGTTGGAAGTCCTCTTCGCCAATTGCTTTAACCATAGTTAAAGGAACGTAAGGGCAATAGAACATACCAGCGTCATAAGGATTAGAACCCCTATAACCTACACAAGCAAAGTCAATTGTTGCATAAGGATCGATATAAACTTTCAAACGGCCGTTAAGAACACCAGCAAAAGTATTACCAGTATCGTCAACGTTTAGATTTGAAGCAAGTGCAGGAGAGTAATCTAAAACGCCAGCAGCTGCAAGAGCAGAAGCAACATCAGAAGAACATATAACAAAGTTACCTTTTCCTCTTCTTGTTTCTTTAGCAATTACGTTTGCTTCTCTTTCGAGTTGCATTACTAGACCTTTAAATTTCTCAGCCATCCATCTTCCATCACTGTCAGTTCCGACATCAAAGATACCAGAAACAGCTGTTGAAGTTTGAAGTGCACCAATTTTAGCTTTAGTAAGAACTGTTCTTACCATTTCTCTATTGATTTCCGCAAGGATTTCAGAAGAAAGAATGTTAGCTAATTCGGATTCAGCATCTAAACCGTGAACGGCTTTAAGATCTTGTGCTAATTCCATTGTGTATTCAGCTTTAAGTGCTCTAGACTTAGCAGTTACAGTAGATTTCTCGATTGAGAAAGCCATTTCACCGAAAGCAGCACCAGCTCCACCTGACATACCACGTTGTTCTGCTGTGGCAGTCGGTAAACCTGTACCGAATGTGTTTGTGATATCAGCAGCTGCTGTATCAGCGATAGATCCATCAGTATCAGCATCGGTTGCACCGCCTAATCCTGTTGGTTCTGCTTGATGAGTACCAGTACCTGAAAAATCGGTATCGGCTTCACCAAATAAAGCTTCAGTTCCAGCTTGTGTGCTGTATCTTGACTTCATTGCGAAGATAAGACCAGTTGGTCCTGTCATCGGTTGAACACCAGCGATATCGTAAGCGATAAGGTTTGGCATTGCGCGCCTTACTAAAGAGATAAGTACAGGATCAAAGTTAGAAATCCCAGAGCCAGTCGCGTTAGCGTGGGCTTCTGTGACGTTTCCAAAACTTTGTTGTACTCTTTCTTCTTGTAGAGCGATTTCTTGGTTTTCCAAGAGTCGAGCTGTAACTGCTTGCTTGTACTTGCTTTCTATAGCTGGAGCATCTCCGTGCTCAAGTACTGGCTGCCACTTTTCGACTAA